ATTTTTTCAATTAAAGCTACGCTAGTCGTTACTTTGAATGTTAATGCCAATCAGTTCCAGCAAGGACTTTATTGTATTGCGTGGCTTCCTCAGGGAGGTTCAAGTGATGCAAATGCTCAAATTAGATGGGCACGTATGCATAGATTTTCTATTGTTCAGCGTGTTCAATTAATGCAGGCTAGATTGAATGTTGCTTGTGACACTTCAGTTACATTGAGAATACCATTCGTCAGTTGTTATAACTCGTATTTGTATGAAAGTACCAGGACGGGTGCTTGTTTGCCAGGACAGTTCTTTATCTTTCCGTATGAGCCATTGGCGACAGCAGGTGGTTCTTCAAATGCAGGTTTTACTCTTTGGGCTCATTATGAAGATGTAAAACTTGGAATGATCGGTTCCCTTCAGATGGGAGATTTGCTCAGCGATGAACAAATCGACTGGCTTAAGGAAACGAAGATAATTTCTAAGAGTTTGAAAACAATTAGCAATTTATCTACTATGTTTGTTCCAATACCTATGTTGTCTGCTTTTGCTGCTCCGTTAGCCTGGGCTACTTCAGCGGCCTCAACAGCTGCAAATTCTTTGGGTTTCAGTAAACCGAATCAAATCCAAGAACCTATGAGATCTACTAGAATAAATTTTCCCTATATGGGAGCTAGTGACGGTGTCGATGTCAGTGAACCTTTGAGTATGACTATCGGAAATCACGTCACTTTAGATCCAGGTAGATATGGAACTGAGTTTGATGAGTTGAGCATTGCTTATCTCCTGACTAAACCTAGTTATTTAGGCTCATTTGCCTGGAATACTGGAACTGCGAGAGGAGCTCAAATTTGTGCGTTTTCTATGTCACCAACTATATCAAAGTTTTCCCAGTTTGATGGCGTCGTCCCAGTAGAATCCGTAGGACCAATGACGTTCGTTAGTCGTTGGTTCAATTTATGGAGAGGAAGTATTTACTTTAAGTTTACTTTTGTAAAAACTCCTGTTCATTCAGGTAGGTTGATGATTGCCTACCAGTTGTATGATGATATTCTAACAACAACAATAGCTTCTTCGTCTTTAGATGCTACTGATTTCACACATAGAAATATTGTGGATATTAGAGAGAAGACTGAAGTCACTATTTTAGTACCTTACGTTTCTGTAGCCGAATGGCAAGAAACGCGAAATGACTTAGGTGCAGTTGGTGTTGTTCGAGTGTATTGTCTTGATCAACTAAAAGGTCCCGCTATTGTTCCTAGCGAGATTAAAATTAAAGTCGAAATGTTTGGAGGTCCAGACTTTGCTTTTGCAAGTCCCAGAAATATCGATTTTAACCCCCTGGTTGCGGGGTCTATACAAGGAGGTGATGAACAATCACCTGAAATGTGCCGATTTGACTTAACAACGATCGGAGACGTTCAGCAACCAATACGTACCCTTTACGCCGAAGAAGCAACGATTGGTGAGTCTATCACCTCGCTTCGAAGTAATCTTAAAAGGGGCGGTATGGTTAGAGTAACCACCGTCGATACAAATGACGCTGAAACAGTGCGTGTTTGTCCTTTTATGAATACGTGGCTCCGTAGTGCGTCGTTCGATCTGCCTGCAGATCTTGAGACTTCGACTAGGGATCCATACTCAATTTTGAGTTCGATTTATGCTAATAGT